CCGTGTGCGACAGCGAGTGCGTCTTCTGCGGGCGGCACAGCCAGGCGTCCGCGTCGGGGCTGCTCGAAGGACCGTTGTGCGGCTGCAAGGCGGGCATCCGGGCTAAGGGGCGCCAGCGGGCCGCGAGCGACTTGCGCCTGCGCAAGTCCCTGCTCAAGCGGACCGACAACTGGCGCAAGAGCCCCGGGGGCATGACGTGGGCCAACGGCACGGAGGCCGTCAACTGGATCCTGTCCAACTTCAACCTCCCCCCGTTCGACGACATGGACGGCTGGTCGTTCATGCGGCCCGACAGCAGCCTGCCGTGGGGGCCCGACAACATCGACTTTCGCCCCAAGTTCGAGGTGCGCCAGAAGGTCGGTGAGACGCCGTGGCGAGTCAAGGGCGAGGAGCGTCGTCGCCTCAAGGCGCAGGAAGAGGAGCAGGAGGCTGACGGTGAGTGACTTCTGGGCCGCCAAGCCCGTGTTCCTGGTGCCCGACCCCCGTGACCTGACTGACGAGCAGATCGAGGTGCTGCGCGACGTCAAGAAGGCCATGGGGTGTTCGATCGACCTGGCCGGGCCCGACTGGCCCCTGGACCCCCGCCGCCCGGCCATCGGCCTGTTCGGTGTCGAGGGCCCGTGGACGGCCTCCGCCGACGGCGGCTTCGACGAGATCTGGCCGCTGGTCCTTCAGGGCCGTTGGACGGTGACCGCCTCGGAGAAGGGCGGCGCGCCGTGGCGGATGCACGGTGAGGGGTTCGACCTCCTGTGGCTCGACATCGAGACCTACTCGCCCGTCGACCTGGCAAAAGCCGGAGTGTATAAGTATACGGAGCACCCGGACTGGCGGATCCTCATGTGCTCCTGGGCGCTCAACGACGGCGAGGTGTACCGGGCCGAGGGCCACGAGGAGATCCTTAAGATCCCCGGCCTGTTCGACAGGAAGGTCCTCAAGATCGCCCACAACGCCTCCTTCGAGCGCATCAACCTGTCGAGGCTCAAGAGTCGAGGACGGGGAAAGTTCCTGCCCCCCGAGCAGTTCTTCGACACCGCCGCCCTCGCACGGGCGTGGGGGCTGCCCGCTTCCCTGAAGGACTTCGCCCTGGCCATGGGCGCCGAGGAGAAGGACGAGGCCGGAACCCGGCTCATCAACCTGTTCTCCAAGCCAGGCCGCAAGGGCGAACGGGTGACGAAGGAGGAGAAGCCCGACGACTGGGCGGCGTTCGGCGCCTACTGCGACCAGGACGTGGAGACCATGCGCCAGGCCGCCAAGCTGCTCGGGCGCGGCTTCCCCCGCGGTGAGCGCAAGGTGTACGAGGTTGACCAGCTGATCAACGACCGGGGCGTTCGTGTCGACATTGCGCTGGCCGAGGCCGCTGAGCGCTGCTTCAAGGACAACCGGGCCGAGGCGCTGAAGGAGATCGAGAAGATCGCCGGTGTCGACAACGGCAACTCGGTGGCCCAGCTGCGGGCGTGGCTGAAGAGCCGGGGTGTCGACACGGAGGACCTGCGCAAGGACACGGTCAAGGAACTGCTGGAGGGTGAAATCCCCGATGACGTCCGCCGGGTGCTCACGCTGCGTCAGGAGTGTGCGGTGTCGGCCGCGGCGAAGTTCACCGCCGCCATCCGGGCCACGAACGACGACGGGCGTTTGCGGGGCACGATGCAGTACTTCGGCGCGTCGACGGGCCGGTTCGCCGGGCGGCTCATCCAGTTCCAGAACCTTGCCCGCGATGGCTTCAAGAAGCCGGGGCCGGACGGTGGCTACGACACCGAGGCCGAGGGGCGGGCTGTGGACAGGCTGCTGTCGGGGGGCTCAGTCCCCTCGCCTGAGCTGAAGAAGCTGATCCGCCCGCTGCTCATGGGTCCGTTCGTCGTGTGCGACTACTCGTCGATCGAACCCCGCGTCCTGGCCTGGTTGTCGGGCGAGCAGTGGATGATCGACGCGTTCAACAATAACGAGGACATTTATGTCGCCACTGCTGCTAAACTTGGGGGACCTGAAAAGGGCTTCGATCGGCAGCACGGTAAGCTTATGACCCTGTCCTGCGGGTATCGCGGGGGTGTTGGTGCTGCACTCAAAATGGGCGGTCGGAATATCATGCCGAAAGGCACCCCGGAGGATATTCTCCGCAAGGAATTGCAGGCCATCATTAACAATTGGCGCGACAAGTCCCCCGCCGTCCGGCGCTTTTGGTCGCAGCTGGAGCGCATCTTCAACACCGGCGGGGCTGTCGACACCGGCCTGATCAGCATCGAGGTCAAGGGGCAGGACCGCTACGTGTGGCTGCCCTCCAAGCGGCCCATCGTCTACCGGGGGCTCACCCGACGCTGGAAGCAGCCCCTCGACGTCGACGGCACCCCGCTCGGCCCCGCCCGCCCCGTACCCCACGTCCTCAACACCGGGGGCGACAGGGCCCGGGTCCCCTACAAGCCGCTGCACGGGGGCATCATCACCGAGAACATCGTCCAGGCAGTGGCCCGCGACATCCTCGTCCAAGCCCTACGGAACCTGGAGGACGCCGGGTGGCCCGTCGTCACCCACATCCACGACGAAGTCGTGTGCGAAATCCCTGCCGACAAGCGCACTCTCGACGAGGAGGCGCTCTTCGCCGAAGTGTCCGAGATCATGTGCCGTCCGCCCGCCTGGGCCGACGACGATCTCGTGATCAAGGCCGCTGGCTACACCTGCCAGCGGTACCACAAGGAATGACAAGAAGGAGAGGATCCATGTCCGACGACATGATCAACCACCCGCCCCACTACAAGCTCGGCGACCACGAGGTCATCGAGATCACCGAGCAGCTGGACTTCCTGTCCGGCAACGTCGTCAAGTACATCTGCCGTGAGGGTCGCAAGAGGGGCGCCGACCCCCTGGCCGACCTGTACAAGGCGCTGTGGTACCTGGAGCGCAAGATCCGCCTCTACGACGGTATCGACCCCAACCTCCGGTACTCCGACTGCGCCCCGTACGCCTTCATCCGTGACGCGAAGATCGTCCTGAAGGCCGCCGGTGTCGACACTACGAACGTGACCGCCCTGGCGGGCATGCTGTTCACCAGGAACGGGCGGCTGTACTACAACACCTGCGTCGACCCGGAGAACGTCGGCAGCCACGGGTACGTGGAGGCCTCCGTCCCCTGGCCCAGTGACACCGAGCTGCGGCTCCTGCGCGCTCAGCGCGACCTGAAGTACCTCGACGAGGAGCGCGCCGAGCTCGCCGACACCATCCGCCGCCTGGCCGCACAGGTCGAGGCCGAGAACAACAAGAAGGAGAGCACCGATGAGTGACATCGACCCGGCCGTCGCCCGCGCCGTCGACGAGATTGACTACGTGGGCTGCAACACCGTCAACCCCTACAACTACCTGGCCGAGATCATGTTCCTCACCTCGGCCGCCTGGAGCAGTGGGGCCAAGCGCTTCACCCTGTCCGCCATCGCCGCCCGCGCCGCCCTGTGGGTCGCCTACCTCGACGAGAAGACCGACGGCACGTCCCTGCACGGCCTGCGACGCCGCCGGGGACGGGCGCGTCGCGTCCTGGAGAACGAGGTCATCGCCGAGTACCAGCGCGCCTACGACAAGCACCACGGCCGCACCCCCTTCAACCCGGAGGTGACCGAGCAGATGAAGTTCGTGATCCTGGCCGAGGAGGTCGGTGAGGTCGCCCGCGCTCTGACCCCCGACGCCGACACCCCCGTCGGCCACGCGGCCCCGCTGCGCGACGAGCTCATCCAGGTGGCGGCCATGGCCCTGGCCTGGTGCGCCCGCATCGTCGTCGACACCGAGAGGAGGAACAACCCGTGAGCCGCGGCGGCAAGGTTGCTATCCGCATCGAGATGCACCCCAATGGCGTGCACATCATCGACAACGTCGGTGGGCAGGCCCTGTGGGGCGGCGTCAACGAGTTCGACATCATCTGGTCCCCCGCCCCCTTCGACCCGAGGGCCGAACCGGAGCGGGTCCGGCGCTCCCGGGCCTGCGGCGTGGCCGCCATGCTGCGGGCCCTGACCCGGGTGTGGTTCGACAAGGGCGACATCCCCGTCCTGGCGTGGCACCGGGGCAAGGAGGGCTGCGACCCTGCCAAGGCGAGCATGTGTCGTGCGGTGGCGTCGCACGCCAAGGGTTCCGGGCGCTGGCGCAGGGCGGAGCCGGGCGATCTTCGCGGCGAGGACGCGGTGGTGATCGAGGCATGAGCGCCGGGGGATGGTTCGGCTACTGGCTCCTGACCCTGCCGATGCTCTTCTTCAGCGCCGGATACATGTTCATCGAAGACGGCCACGCGGAGGGCTTCTCCAAGTGGTGGTTCAGGGGCATCGCCTGCATGTCGGTGCTCCTCGTCGTGTTCGGTCTGATCGTGGCAGTGAGGAACTGATGACGCCCCAACAGTTCTACGCCGTGGGGCTGGTCTCCTTCGGTCTTGCTCTCCTCCTGGGTTTCTTCGCGGCGACCCAGCGCGAGGACGCGCAGATCCCGCTGTGGATCAGCGCCAGTCCGGTCATCACGATCGTCTCGTGCCTGGTGGTGAGGGGCTGGTGACCAAGATCTTCGCCTACGACCCGGGGGTGTCGACCGGGTGGGTCCTGGGGGATGTCGACGGCGACGACGTCGAGATCGTCGAGTACGACCCGTTCACCGCCCCCAGCCACACCCACACCGCGGTCCCGCTCAAGGGCG